GACGGCACCATTGCCGCCTCCGGTTTTCTTGCCGATGGCAAGACACCGGAGGCGCACGCCGGGATGCTCGATGCGCTGCACGATGCCGGGTATATCTTTTACCGGACGTTTATCGGGAAAAACGGGTACTACCTCAATGACGACTGCATGGCTGCCCCTCTGACGGACGATTACAGTAACCTGAACCTCGGCCGTGTGATAGATAAAGCAATCGTAATCGCTTACGGGGCGTATGTGGACGAGATTCAGGACAGCATCGAGGTAGACGATAACGGGCAGCTCCCGCAGTATCTGTGCTCCTACTTCGAGGGCAATATGGAAAACGCCGTAGCAGCCAATATGCAGGAAGAAATCAGCGATTTTGAATGTTTTATCGACCCGGAACAAAACATTCTCTCTACCGGTGTTATGAACGTAAACTGTAAGATTGTCCCGAAGGGGATTTTGAAGGAAATCAATGTGACACTGGGATTCGATAATCCCGCCTTAAAAGTATAAAAATGATACATATTAACAACAAAGAATACGCCTGGGGAGATATAACGGTCGTGGTTTTCGGCCGTCCCCTCGTCGGGATCACCGGGATCGAATACAAGTCGAAAAAAGCAAAGGATGTGAAGCACGGCCGGGGACGTAATCCCAAATCCATCCAGCACGGGAAACGGGAATATGAGGGAACGCTGACCCTTATGCAAAGCGAACTGACCGCCCTGAACCGGGCAGCCCGGGCCAAGGGATACAAAGACATCCTGGATGTGGATTTCGATATTATAGTCACCTATGAGGCCGATCTGGTGGTTACGGTAGATAAAATATGCTGTGCTTCCCTTACCGAATCACCCTCCGGCATGAAGGAAGGAGACGCACAGGCTGAAATAGCGCTGCCATTCGTTGCCCTGGATGTGGAATATGACACCACTGCACTGGCATAACCGAAATTACGGGATCAGGTTTCCGGTCCCGGTTTTAAAAACCCTTTAAACATTATTTAAACGATGGAAAAACTGACGAAAGAACAGGTCGAAACGCTGAAAAAAAAGCATGGTGAAGTCTTTGAAATCGAAGTGGAAGATAAGGTTTGCTATCTGAAAAAACCTACCCGTAAAGTGCTTTCGCTGGCTGCTACGGCCGGACAGCACGATCCGATGAAATACAACGAGGTGATCCTGGCGAATTGCTGGGTGGACGGGGATGAAGAAATCAAAACGGATGATGCCTATTTTCTCGGGGTGTCCGGCGTTCTGGCCGAACTGATCGAAGTAAAAAAGGCGAGCTTAAAAAAGCTGTAGCCCCGTTGGGATTAGACAGCCGGACGTGGTTGTTCGAGGGGAACGCCCTGATCCGGGCGCACCTTCACCTCGATCCCGACGAACTCACGGATGAAGAGTGGATCACGCAGGTTCACATGGCACTCTGGATCGAACACCGGTATTTTCAGCATTTAGGAAAACTTTTAGGCGGATAAATATGGCATCGACTTACGAATATATAATCAGTTTGCAGGATAAGGTATCCGGCACGATGCAGCGTATCGTCGGTGCTTCTTCCGCTACTATCGGCAAGCTGACGGCCTTGTCGGACAAGGCCAGGACATTACAGGGGGTAACGGGCGACCTTTCCGGGAGTATGTTCCAGCTAAAACAACGGATCGACCTGTTACAGCAGGAGAAAGAACTGCTGGATCCGTCCAACCTCGGCCTGATTAAACAATACAACCAGGAAATCGACAGCCTTTCAGGCCGGATTGAAAAACTGGACAATGCCGGACGGGGCGGGAAGCTGAAAGGCTATCTGGGCGAAATCGGCGGCATGATCAGGGGATTCATCAATCCTGTCACCCTGGGTGCCGCTGCCATCGGTTTTTCCGGGAAATCAGCGATGAGTTTCCGGGAAGGGATGGCAAAGGTGAATGTTACCGCCCAACTGGATGAAAAGGGACTGTCGGATCTGGAAAGTAAAATAAAAGGGATAGCGAAAGACAACAAATTCGATGTCGGGGTGGCTCCGGAAGCCTTCGAGCAGATTATCAGCCAGACGGCGGACGTGGATATGTCGCTCGATGTGCTGGACGCTGCCCTGAAAGGTAGCAAGGCGGGTTTTACCGACCTTTCTACTGTAGCCGGGGCACTGGCACAAACGATGTCCATTCTGGGTGGTTCTGCCAGTTCGCTGGAGGTACTGGATACCTTCTTTGCGGCTAAACGTGTAGGGGCCGGAGAGTTTAAAGACTTCGCTACTTATATGCCGGGGCTGATCGCTTCGGCGGATGCGTTAGGTGTGAAATACAAATCGGTGGCCGGGGTGTTTGCCTACATGACCGGGAAAGGACAGGATGCCGCGCGGGCCTCTGTCCTGATGGGGAATATGTTTTCCGCCTTGTCGAGATCCGATATTACAAAAAATCTGGATAAAGCCGGGGTAAAGATTTTCGACGCACAGGGTAAGATGCGGGATTTTGTGGATATTTTCCGCGACCTCGGCGGCGTGATGGCGGGCATGAGTGACCAGCAGAAAACCGGCTTTCTGGAGAAAGTCGGGATTGTCGATAAAGAAGCGAAAGCGGCCTTTGCCGTTATGGGTTCCGACCTCGGTAAACTGACTGAATCCATGCAGGCGACTGCCAACGCCGCCGGAGAAACCAACGCCGCTCTGGAATTTTCAAAGAATCCGATACAGACAGCAACAGAGGTCTGGGACCAGTTCAAGGGGATCGGTCAGCAGATCGGCGACTTGCTTCTTCCGGTTATCTGCGGCGGGTTGTCCGTTTTGGGACATGTACTCTCCGGAGTCTTGGCTGTCCTTGACGGGGTGATATCGTTTTTTTCCGGGTGGGTAAGTTACCTTCAGGAAGGCAACCCGTTGGTGTGGGGATTGACGGCAGCATTGGGAGCCTTGACGGTGGCCCTGATCGCATACGAAATGTGGACCAACCGGGCAGCAATCGCGACGAAAGCAAAAGCGGTATGGGACGGGATTGTGGCGGCAGCCACCAGAGGGTGGACAACAGTACAATGGGCCTTGAATGCTTCCCTGTACGCCTGTCCGCTGGTGTGGATCGTAGCCCTGGTTGTCGGCCTGATTGCCGCCATCGTGGCCTGTTGTACAAAGGTACAGGGTTGGGGGAAACAATGGGACGTAATCGTACAGTTTGTAAAAAACGTCTGGGAACTGTTTGTTGAAACGTTTAAATTCCATTGGAATGTACTTACCAATGGCTTTATGCTGGGGCTCGATAAGATCAAACTGGGATGGTATAAGTTTAAAGAGGCTGTCGGTTTGGGGGATTCTGCGGAAAACCAGGCGATGATCGCACGGATAAATACCGATGTGGAGAACCGCAAACAGGCGATTATCGACGGAGCGAACAGGGTGAAAGAACTGGCCCGTAAAACGGCAGATTCTCTCTCCTGGGAATTATCCTGGAAAAAGGATGAAGCAACCGGAGAAAACAAACCGGCTCCCGGAACGGAAGCAAAGCCGGGTGAGCTGCCGAAAGCCGGGATACCTGATTTCGATTCCCTGATGAAAAAAATGGGGAAATCCAGCGGTCAGAAGTCCGGAAAAGAAGTAATTGACCTGAATGAGGCGGTAACCAACAACAAAGGGGATACGGCATATTCAGCCATCGCTTCCCGGCTGACAATGGTAAAAATGCCGCCAGCAGCAGTGTCTCCCGTACAGGTTATACCCCCTGCTCCCGGTACTCCGGTAAATAATATTAACGTTCCGGGAGCCGCCGCCCCGGTCGTGAATGTAGATAATACCGATTACACAGGCAAGGATAAGACAGAGGTATTACAAGGTATTGCGGAAAATGTGTCCGGAATCCGTTCAATACTCGGCGGTGGTCTGGCGGTTCCGGCTTCCCAGGAAGGCCGAATCTTTCCGGATATCCCTGAACCTTCCCCGGACCCCGCTAACCAACCGGAAACCGGCAGGAACAAAACGGTTTACCTGCGCGGAATCTATGACAGTGTTATCCGGTTGCAGGGTATTGCCGCTGCCATTGCTGCTGTAGTAACCGTGGGCGGAATGAATCCGGTGAATCCGGTTGCCATCCCTGTGGTCACACAGATCAGCATGCCGGAAGTCCCGGCTGCAACGAGGACCGAAATCCCGGTTTTGGCCGCTGCTCCGGAATTGCCCCGGACAGAGAAACAGCCGGACAAAGAAACCACCACTGGGAATAAACCAATAATGTACCTGGATAAATATTGCGAGCAGGTGGTTATTAACATTCAGAATACCGACCAGCGCGGTACCGACGAAATCCGGGAAACTATCCGGGAAACATTAACAGATATATTCGATCCGTATGAAGCATAAGTTTAATATTCCGAACATCGGCGTTTCTCTCCTCACCCGGAAAGGTCTCCCCTTCCCGGGAGCCTTGACAGGGGTACGTCCGGCAGGAACCTATAAAGGGGACGCACAGGAAGATTACGAAGTGGAACCGGAAGCCCCGGAGGTAGAGGAATTTATCCGGGGAACACGGCTGCGGGGGAAAGACAGGTTAGGCCGCTGGTATTTTATGCCCGTGAGCCTGATTTACACGTCTTCCGAAGGAGAAAAGAAAACGATCGAACTGGAGCGGGCGGAAATCAAAACGGTATCGGCAAAGAAAAATATCGTTGAAACACCACTGGTAGGCCGGAAAGGGGCTGTCCGGGAACTGATCAGTTCCGAAGATTTTAAAGTTTCGATCCGGGCAGTCGTGAGGACGGCAAACGGGACCTATCCCGCCGACCGGATCGTAGAGCTGAAGGAACTCTACAACGTAAACGAGGCGGTGGAATTGAAATCGGTACTGACCGACCTGCTTTTCGACGAAAACGACAAAGTCGTAATTACTGAAATGAATTTCCCGGAAACACCCGGTGTCGAAGATGAGCAGGAAGTGACAATTGAATGTACAACAGACAAACCTTTTGAACTAACCCTTGAATGAGTCATGTTTACCCTTAGCAGTGAAATAACGATAGGCGGGAAAAAGTTCGGCGGCGTGCATGACGTCCGGATCAAACGGTCCATTTACGAACTGGCGGCAACAGCGACGGTGAAAGTTCCGGTGACGGCGGTGCTGAAGCAAGCCGGGAAACCGGTGACGGAGGTAGAAGTGGCGAAGGAAATCAAAACGGGGGATCCCGTGGAGATCCGGCTGGGATACGACGGGATCCTGAACACGGAGTTTAAGGGGTATGTAAAGCAGCTTAACCTGAAAACACCGCTGGAAATTGTCTGTGAAGATGCTTTTTACCTGTGCCGGAAACAAAGTGTTACCCTATCCGGGAAAACGACGCTGACAGATGTTATCGGGAAATGCGGCCTGACAGCCGGCTACACGGCAAAACTGGCTCTGGAAAGCTTTCAGGTACCGAACAAACCGATATCGTGGGTACTGGCAAAACTGAAAAAAGATTACGGACTGTCGGTATTTTTCGATCTGGAAGGACGGGTATATGCTGCAGAACCTTTTAAAATGGTCGGCGACACGGTAAAGTACCGCCTGCGGTATAATGTAATCCGGGACGACGATCTGAAGTACCAGTTGGCAGAGGACGTTAAGCTGAAGATAAAGGCGGTGTGTATTTACCGGGACGGGACAAAGGTAGAGGCAAAGATCGGAGCCGAAGACGGAACGGAAAAAACGATGTATTTCTACGATGTAAAGGATCAGGCGGAACTTGCCGCCCTGGCACAGGCAGAACTGAAACGGCACAGTTACGACGGTTACAGCGGGAAAATACAGACCTTCCTGGTACCGTTTGCCGCTCCCGGCATGCTGGCCGAACTGGAAGATGAAGTGTATGCATACCGGAACGGGCGGTATTATATCGAAAGTGTGGAAACGACGTTCGGAACCTCGGGGGCCAGGCGGAGCGTCGAAATCGGACTAAAGGTATGAAAGGAAATGAAGGAATAAGGCGGATGTTCGAGCGGCGTTTACAGGAGGCCGCGGAGACCGTGTTTTACGGGGAAGTATCGGCCGTAAACGAAGGATCCCGGACGTGTACGGTGGTAATGGAGGATATTCCATACGAAAACGTGCTTTTGTATGCTGTGGAGAATACGGAGTTGAAAGGGCAGGTACTGATTCCCCGGATCGGCAGTACAGTACTGGTGGAACGGATTGCAAACGACCGGTATTTCGTGGCGATGTTCTCGGAGGTGGCAAAGGTGCTGCTGACGATTGGGGAGAATACGATAGTGGAGGTATCGGAGGAATGTGTCCGGATCCAATCCGGAGAAAAAACAACGGTCACGGCGGATGCTGAAAAATGCCTGCTACAAGTAGGTGAAAGTGTGGTGAAGGCGACGGAAAAGGGATTGACGTTTATCAAGGGCGGCGCCGGACTGAAAAAAACGCTGGAGGAACTCATCGACGCGATCACGAAGCTGACGGTGACAACGGGTGTAGGACCGTCAGGGGTGCCGATTAATGCGGCGGATTTTATAAAGATTAAACAGGGTTTAAACGATTATCTGGAGGGATAAATATGGCACTGGTAAAAGCAACAATTAAAGGAGGAATAAAAGCGGCGTTTACCGCCGTGATGGATCAGGCGGACGACAAACGGGAGGACGCCCTGGATAAGGTGGCGGATAAAATTGCCGATGTGGTAGTGGACGCGGTTAAGAGCGCAACGATTACCTATACGGCCGGATTGGTAGCTCCGGCAATGGGAGGTCCGGTAACGGGAACATTTCAATGTACAATTTCATAGCTATGCTGGATATCACACAAACGGCGGACGGGGATGTCGAGGTTGGAACGGGCGACCTGACCTATACGGAAAGTACGGGGCAGCATAAACGGGATTTACTGCTGGCGGATAAAGGACACTTCAAGGAAAACCCGGACCGGGGCGTGGGTGCTTTTAATTTCCTCGGAGATTCCGATCCGGAAGAGTTCTACAGAACCGTCCGGAAGGAATGCAGTAAGGACGGGATGAAAGTTAAGGATGTGAAACGATCAGGCGGAGATCTGATAATCGATGCGAAATATGAAAACGGTAACAGTTAAACCGAACCAGACAGTATTTGATATACTGGTCGGGCAATACGGGACGTGTGAGGCGCTGGCGGAGTTTCTGGAAAATAATCCGGATCTGGAAAATGACCCCGGGACAGACAAACGGGCCGTACCGGAAGCGGAACGGATTTTCCGGTTCGACCTTCCCCTGAAAGTTGGCAGTACGGTACTGATCAACACGGACAGCCGGCAGATAAAGACATCGGTAATCCGGGAAATAAATACGGAGGTAACAACATTTTCAAACGAGTAATACATGGCGAGAACAATAAATGAGATACAGACGGGTATCAATACAGCACTGGAAGCCGGCACGGAGGTAAAACTGTCTACGTCCAAAGTGGCGGAATGGCGGCTTTGGACCTGGATTGTAGCTACTGCAATACAGGCTTTCGAGGTGATCCTGGACCTGTTTAAAAAAGAGGTGCAGGAAAAAACGGATAAGATCACACCGGGGACGGTACGCTGGTACGGGGAACAGTGCCTGCGCTTCCAGAACGGGCATAAACTCCTTTTCGATAAGAATACGGCAGCCCTGTATTATGCGGAAGATGATCCGGACAGCCGGATTGTAAAGGTTGTGGCCATTAAGGAAAGCAGCAAGCACTTAACGATTAAGGTGGCCAAACTGGATGATGCCGGGAAGGTGGTCCCGCTGGATCCGGATGAGAAATACAACCTGATTGCCTATATACATGAGATCCGGGCAGCCGGTACCGTGACGGACGTTGTTTCTGTAACGGAAGATCAAATCCGGTATGACCTGCAGGTGTGGCATGATACGGTGTATCCCTACTCTAAGGTGGAGGCAAATGTAAAGGAGGCTATCGGGGCGTTTAAAACAAACATCGGGTTTGACGGTGTGATTTATGTGCAACAGTTTATCGATGCGGTTATGGGAGCCGAAGGGGTGGTTACCTGTAAACTGAATTCGATAGCCCGCAAAGGGGTGTCGGACGACGATTTCAGGCCCTTTGACGTGTACAGTGATCTGGAATCCGGGTATTTCGATTATTCAGGAGATTCACAGTTGGTAGTTGAATCGGTTAAAAATATGGGTGTATGAATCCGGGAATTGAGTATGATAATCTGGTAAAGCAGCTGCTTCCGCCGCATAAACGGCAGCGGGTGCGGTTGTGGCTCCTGTGGGCGTTTGTTCTGCCCCTGCGGGAAATGTTTGAAGCTTTCGGTATATGGCGGGATGACATCCGCATGCTGATGAATATAACGAACCAGGTAAAGGTGCTGGAAGGGTACCTGCAGAAGAAATACAACGCCCCGACCATCCATATAGAAACGTACGGGGATGGATTGCTTCTGATCGGTCTGGAGCGTGAAGGGATTGCCATGCAGCCCGAAATCGGGCTGGAACATGAAGATGCGGTAGCAAAAATACCGCTCGAAAATGAGCTTAGGGGACAGTTCGGGGAGGCGGATTTTATTGTGTATATCCCTGCCGGGGTGGATGCCGACCTGATCCGGACAGAGATTGAAAAATACAAACAGGCACTTACAAAGTATAAAATCATTCAGAATTAACGATATGAGAAGACATGTACAGGTAGAAGGCGTACGCCGCTGGGCCGGGGAACATATTATCGATCTGCAGGCTGAACCGTTTAAAGTGATCGATGCGTTCTTTGAAGAATTCGGAAATTGCATCCTGAAAGGCTGTGAGGTTTCCGGGACAGAAGAAGGAAAATACAATATTGCTTCCGGGCTGGTTGCCCTTTCAGGAGCGGATCCGGAGGGTAATACGACTTTTAAGGTTGCTCCGTTTGCCGGGGCGGAAGGGGTCGCCCTTCCGGCTTACTTCGTACTGAATTTTGAGGTAGTGGAGAGGGAATACGTTGATGAGAAAATGCACCCGGTATATTACGAATACGGAGTGGAAATCGTAACAGAGAAGCCGGAAAACCGGGCTTTTCTGGAAATCGGTACAGACGGAGCCCGCCGGTTCCTTGATGTTACCGGAGTGACGCATAAACTGGATAAGGACGGAGACGGTAAGGACGTTGTTGTTTCGTTCGCAGAAGCCGGAGAACGGGAAAATGTGCAGACCGGGGAAACGCTTTCTGTACTGTGGGGAAAGGTAAGAAAATGGTTTTCCGGCCTGAAAACGGTGGCATTTTCGGGAAGGACGGCGGATCTGGAAGACGATGCGGAGCATCGCCTGACAACGGACACAGAGAAAGCACGCTGGAATAATACCTACACGAAAAAAGAAACGGACGATAAAGATACAGCTGTGCAAAATGCTGTCGATAACCTGGCGGGTGATGTGTACCGGAAAGCAGAAACAGAAAGCAGGGACGCAGAAACGCTTAGGAGTGCGAAAGAATATGCCGACGGAAAAGTGACGGACTTGGGGGGAGATACGTACCGGAAATCGGAAACTTATAACCGTACAGAGGTGGATACGAAAGATTCCACTACCCTGAAAACGGCAAAAGAGTATGCAGACAATCAGGTTTCCGGACTCGGAAATCAGGTTTACCGGAAAACCGAAACCTATAACAGAGGGGAAATAGATTCGAAGGATTCCGCTACTTTAGAAGCCGCTAAAAAATATGCTGCTGACCGGATCGCTGAAATTGTGGGAAGTTCCCCGGATGCCCTCGATACGTTGTATGAAATTGCCGCCGCCCTAGGGAACGATCCAAACTTTGCAACAACGATTATGGCGCTGATTAACGGTAAAGCAGATGCTGGACACAAGCATACGAAAGCGCAAATTACGGATTTTCCGACATCGATGCCGGCATCGGATGTGTATGCGTGGGCAAAGGCTTCAACGAAACCGACTTATTCTCATGCGGAAGTAGGAGCTGCAGCTGCAAACCACAATCACGATTCTGTGTATCAGCCCAAAGGTAGCTATGCGGCAGCAAGCCACAAGCATGCAGCGACGGATGTAAACGAAGATTCTACGCACCGTTTTATGACCGATGTGGAACGTACGAAGTTAAAAGGAATAGAAGCCGGAGCTAATAAATATGTACATCCATCGACCCATTCCGCTGACATGATATCGGACTCTGCAATCAAAGTAATGATGACAGCTGCGGAACGTACGAAGTTAAACGGAATAGAAACCGGGGCTAATAATTATGTGCATCCAAATAACTCTTCCACACGTCATGTTACAGATGCGGAAAAGGCGAAATGGAATGGTATGGCTTCTGTCCAGATGAATACTAGTACAAACGGCTACGCAAAAATCGGAGGGGTGACAATTCAGTGGGGATATTTAACTTTACAAGGTAATTCATCTCGAACTATTAATTTCCCAATCGCTTTTGCAAACAATTGCCTGAACGTCCAATTAACAATTGCAGACAATACAGAGTCGGATTATATCGCTTTTGTAAATGCAAAAAGTAGAACAAGTGTTACCATTTACCAGTACGGTAAAGGCTCTAAAAATTGTTATTGGCTTGCGATCGGATATTAA